CCGGTGGGGCGGCTTGCCGTGAACTCCGGCGCGATGAGAAGCATGGGCGTGACGCCCACGAGTGATTGAGAGTTGCGAAGCGCTTGGATGCCCGTGCGGGCACCCGTGCCCGCGTCAATGGCACCAACCACGTTGGCGAGGGTAATGTCCGCGTCCGCGTCCTCAGCAACGCGGATGACCACCACGAACGGCGAGAACTCCGCGAAAATCTGATTGAGGGCCTTGGGCAGCGTGCCCGTGGTGCCAATGGTGCCGTAGCCGCCGCGGCTATTCACGAGCACCGGCGTGTTGAGCGGGAACGCCGCCGCGTCCGCTTCCGGCGCGGTGCCCACGATGCCGATGATGGCGGAGCGAATCGTCTGAATCGGGCGGGGTCCACCATCAACGGTGACCACCTCAACGCCATGCAAAAAGTCGGTTGCCATCGGGCTAGTCCCTCGCTTCTTCGGAATAAGTTGTGGCTGACCATAACCGCGCCCGGCGGCTCACGCGGGGCGGGTTGAATGGCCTTACGGTGAGCCGCCGCCCCCGCCGCCGCTCGCCCAAGCCGTAAGGTTGAGCGTCCAGCTATTGCCGCCGGAGTTGACGGTGACGGTTGCCGCGTGGTCCGCGCTCAGCGTTGCGTTGAGCGTGAACGTGATGCTTGTGGCCGAATCCCCGCTCACCACATCGGCGGTCACGTTGTTCCCCGAAAAACTCCACGTCCACGGAACGCTCGCGCTGGCGCCGATGGTGTAGCTAACGCTTCCCGTGTCGCTCGCGCTGTAAGTGCCGGGCGCCGGAGTGTAGGTGGCGCCGGTGGAGGCCGTGTTGGTGATGGTCACCGTGACGTTGCCGGTGGTGGCCGTTTGACCCAGCGAATCCGTGATGGTGCACTTGAACGTCGCGGTGCGGGACTCGCCGTTGGCCATCGTGGTCGCTTTGAACTTCGTGCTTGCCGAGGTGGCGCTCACGAGGGTGATGGCGCCGCCGCTCACCTTCGTCCACGAGTAGGTGTAGGGGCCAGCCCCGCCCGAGGCGGTAGCGGTCGCGCTTGAGGCGGTGGTGATGCTGGCCGTTGTGCCGGACCCGCTGAGGCTCGCCGGGCTCGCGCTCGCGCTGAGCGCGGAGGCCCGCGCGATGGTCACGGAAATGCTGGCGGTGGCGGTGAAGCCGTTGGCGTCCGTGACGGTGCATTGCCACGTTGCCGAGCGCGTTTCGCCAGCCGTGAGGCTGGACGAAGTGAAGGTGGTGGTGGCCGCGTTGGGGCTGTCACACGCGATGCCGGTTGAACTTGCCGAGCCCGCACCGCTCACGCGCGTCCAATGATAGGTGTAAGGCGCCGTTCCGCTTGAGCCCGTGGCGGTCACGGAGGCGGTGGTTTCGGAAGCCGTGAGGTCCGTGCTCGAAAGGCTCGTTTTGTTGAGCGAAATGGAGGGCGCGGCCACGCGGTCCAGCGTCACCGTCACATTGCAAGTGGCCGTTGCGCCGGTCGCGGTGTCCGTGACCGTGCACCGCATGGTTGCCGTGCGCTCTTCGCCCACGGTCATCGCGGCGCCGCTCTTGAAGGTGGTGGTGGCGGAAGTTGGCGAGTTCGCAACCACATCGCCGCCGGACACCTTGGCCCACGAGTAGGAATATGAGCCGGACCCGCCCGCGGCCGTCACCGTCACGCTTGCGGTGGTCACCGTTGCGGTGGTGTCGATTGCCGAGCGGCTGGGCGCGCTCGGGGTGGCGGTCAGCGCGGCGGTTTTGAGCACCCACACGCCACCTTCCTTGCGGTAAAGCTGGCGTTGCGCCCACGAGCCGGACTCTTTGCGGTAAACGCTCGCGTTCCCGAACGCTCCGGCGGCTTTGCGGTAGAGGCCCACCGGCGCCTAGCCGATGTAAATGTCACCATCCACGCCAAGCGCCGGGGCGGGGGCGCCAGTGCCGGAATGGAGGGTGATGCCGCTTGCTCCCGTGCCCGTTTTCACGAACGCGGATGACGCCATCGTTGCCGCGGAGCCGAGCCCAAGGTTGGTGCGGGCGGCCGCCTTGTCGGGAATCGCGGCGAGGTTGTCCGTGATTTGAAGGAAGCGGCCGTCCGCCTCCGTCTTGTCGTAGGCGTTGACCAACTGCAAATAACGGGCATCGCCGGTGGTGAGGTCCAGCGTGTCCGCCTTGAGCGAATAGCGCGCGTCACTCGTGGTTTTGTCATAGACGTTCGCGGCGGCCGCGAAGTAGGTGTCCGCCCGGAGCGCGGCGGAGCCGAGCCCAAGGTTGCCGCGCGCGGCGCTGGCATCAGTAAGGCCCCCAAGATTGCCGGACTTGCTGAGGAAAGAACTGTCCGCGACCGCCTTTGTGTAAACGTCCGCGGAGTTCGCCTTAGCGCCCACTGCGGCATCAACTTCGGCCTTGGTGTAGCTGTCCGCGATGAGCCGGAAGCGCGCATTGGATTGCGCTTGGGTGAACACGTTGGACGTGGTGATGGCGCCGAACGCATAGCCGCTAATGACATCGCCCGCGGTCGCGCCAGCGGCGAGCACCACATTGACGCCATCGGTAGCCGTGAAGTCGGCATCCTTGAGAAGAACGCCGTTCTTGGCCACGATGACCATGCCGGGGTCATAGCCGCTCGGGATTGCGAAGGACGTTTGCCCGGCGGTGGCGGTGATTGCGAACGTCTCGAAGATGGATGCGACGGTGGACCCCGCATTTTTCCAGCCGCCCGCACCAAGCACGCGCTGGGCGTCCAACGTGGTGTCGAAATAGGAGTCGCCAACTTGGACCGGCGTGCCGTCCGGGCGCGCCGTGGGTGGCGCGGCCATCGCGCCTTGATAACGGTTGCGATAGTCCGCGAACGCGGCCGTGACGGCCGCAATGGCTTCATCCCGCACCGCGTCCGGGGTGGTGTCCGCGGCCCACTCATCCTTGATAGCTTGAAGCGTTGCTTGGATGGCCTCAGCGTTGTTGAAAATCGGCGTGAGGACTTCCGTGATGCGGTCCAAGCCCAATTGATTGAGCGTGGCGAGCGCCGCCTCAACGTCCGGCGTCAACGCCTCCACCGCCTTGAAGCGCGCGATAAGGTAGGCCATCGCGCGGTTCATGCGCTCCGGCGTTGCCTCGCGGCCAAGCGGCGTGGAGAAGTCTAGTTCAGGAGGAAGCGCCGACATTGGCCACCAAGCCCTCTTCGTCCAGCATGGTCTTGAGTAGCCCCTCGCGGACGTTCACCGCCCCCGGCCTGTAAGTGAAGCCAAGGTGGGTGAACGGCCGGGTGAGGGTCACGTCATAGCGGCCGCTTTGACTCTTCGGATACCGGCGAGCCATTAGAGCGCGTAATCCTTGCGCTGAGCGATGTGGAAGAGGCTGAGGGAGTTGTCCGTGCCGCCCGTAAGCTTCACGCGGATGTCCGTCACACCGGCGCCGAGATTGAACACATAGGTGCGGTCAATCGAGCCATCCGGGTTGGTGACATCCGAGGACGAGTCCGCGGCCTCCGTGGTGGCGGAGGTGGCGCCGGTGAGAAGTTCGCCGGTGAGTGTGTGGTGCGCCGCGTCGAAGTCCTCCAACCGCACGGTGACGTGGATGTTGGTGGACGGCGCCGGAAGCGTCCGCAGCGCGCCGAAATAGGTGAACGCCGTTTTGGAGCGCGCGATGGTCACTTGCGAGTTGGAGATTGTCAGGCACGGCATGACATCCGGCGTGCCGGTGAACACGGCGCGGAACGCCACGAGGTTCGGCATGACGCCGCCAGCCCCGAGGATGGACGAGTCCACCGCCGCGAGCGGATACCACACGCCGCCAACTTGGATTTCATAGGCAAGCTGGGTGGAGCCCGGGAGGATGGCGGACGAAAGGATGTCGATGTCGGAAATGCCGCCCGCAAGGCTCAGCGGTTGGAGGTCAATGACCGCCCGCGAGGCCGTGAACTGAGCCTGATAGAGCGAGAACATGACCGCCTTGGTGCCGTCGCCTTGGACGTAGGCGCCGTCCTGATGGAAGAAGAACGTGCCTTCCGGGTAGGACGAACCGGCAACCGCGGCCAACGCATGGTCCGCGGCCGTGAGGACCACGATGGCATAGCGCACGCCGCCGGTGAGGAACGCCGGTTGGATGCCGATGACGGTTTCCTCGTTGAGCGCGAGCGCCGAGCGGTCCACGGCGGTTTGCGACACCACCTTGTCCAACAGCGGCATGCCGCGGTCCGTCTCGCAAATGAGCACGGTGATTCCGCCAGCGGCCGCGAGGCGCGAGAAGGTGATGCCAACCGCGTCAAGCCACATGTCGTTGGCGTTGAGGAAGGTTTGCGCGGCGTTCGTTCCGCTCACCGTATTGGCAACGGTGACCTCTTCCCAATAGGGGGCCTCATAGGAGTCCTCCCAATTGTTCTTGGCGCGAGCGGGGACGTGGTTCTTGACCGCCTCAACCTTGAGGTTGGCCGGAACTGACCACGCTTCATCCGCGCGGCGAAACACGTTCGCGGCAACGTCAAAGCGGCCGGTTTTGAGCCAATTGGCCGCGCTGCTGACCGTGCGCGCCGGGCCGTGCCGGAGCCGGTGGCGCGAAGCCGTTTTCTGGACCAAGTGGTGGTCCGTGTAGGAATAGCTTGCGAGCGGGAACTCGCCCACCTTCGTGCCGACGATGCTTGCGCGCTTGACGCGCGTGTAGGCCGGGAAGAGGACGCCGCCGACAATCTTGGCCGCCGGGTTGAGCGGGTTGAGGATTGCAAGCTGCGAAGTGGCCGGAGCCTCCGCGGGGAAGCGGATGCCCTCTTCGACGGTGGCCGAATAGCCCGCGAAGTCCGGGTCGGAGCCCGACTCGTCCAACAGCAAATCGCAGTAGGAATCGAACGCCGTGCTGGGGATGCCGTCCTTGGCTTCAAGGACCGCGAGGCGGTCCAGCGTGCGGCCGTAGGGCTCAAGGCCAACGAGGCTGGCCTGTCCCTTCGTGAGCGCGGCGATGTCGGAGCCGAGCGACTGGACTTGCGGCCCAATCTTCTTCTGGAACGCCTCAAGGTCGCCGGTGCGGCTCGCAACCGAAGCCACCGAGTCCAGCATGTTTTCGGTTGTCATCGTGACCGATTCGATGCCGGTGGGCGTGAGGACGATGGTGGCGACGGAGATAACGCTCGCGTCAAGAACCGGCGGAATCGGGTCCGCGTTCTCATCGCCAAAGGACACGCTCATGTTGACCACGCGCGCGTGCTCCATGGCGACAACGCGCGGCTCGGAAGCGTTCGTTTCCTCGTTAATCAGGAACTCGCGCGGGCGGGTGTCCGTGTCCACCTCAGTCCCCCACGCCACGAGCGTGGCAATACGCTTGGTCGCGGCGGGAAGCTTCGTGGTGAAGTCATAAGTGAAAAGGTCGGCGCCGTTATAGACCTTGCCGCCGCTGTAATAGCGCCCCGGCTGGACGGTCAGATTGACGGCGGAGTCGCTCGTGGCGTTGAAGCCCGCAAACTTGCGCTCGTTGGTGACCGCATCGCCCACGATGTGGTCAAGTGAGCGCTGGGCGTAATCTTGAAGGTCGTTGAAGTCGGCCGGGTCATTGTCCATGCCGTCTTGAAAAATGACAAGGCTTTCCATCTAGTTCACCTCTTTGATTTGCCCAAAGACGAACTCCCCGAAGGTGAGCCCGCTACCGAACTTGACCACGCTCTTCGTGGTGGTGTTGATGTGGACCGTATCCCGAAAAGCTTTTGAGACACGGACCGCTTCAATAGCCCTCCAAAGCGGCGTCATGTCCGCGCTCTTGCGGTATCCGGCGCCGTGCCAGCGCCCCGCGGTGCGCCGCTTGCGCTGCATCGGAACGCAGATTTGGAGTTCCGCCGTGAAGGCGTCGATTCCGTAGCGGCCGCGACCGTGGAATGACCGCACCTTGCGCATCTTGCCGGTGCGCGTCGGGTCGTTGAGCGCCACGCGGTCATAAATCATGAGCGGGCCGTGGCTCGCCTTCATGAAGCCGCCGAAGCGCTTGCGCTTGAGTAGGAAGCCGCGCCCGAGTGGCGCCGTGCGGCCTTGCGCAATGCGCTGGGGCCGCACGTTTACCGGGTCCATGCTGGGCGGCACGGGGAACGGCAACACGTCATCGCTGAATTGAACCGTGATGGTGTTGGTTTCCGCGGCCGTTGCGCGGACCCAGCCGTGCCCGATGAAGCTGCTACCGAAGAACATGCGGTTGGGCGCGGTGCGGCGCAAATAGACGCGCTCCACTTCGGCGTCATCGGTTGTGCCGTAAGTGATGGGGACCTCAACGCCTTGGTCATAGAAGGTGGCGCGGCGGCCGCGGAGGAAGAAGCCGCGCGACGTGCGGAGGAACTTGAGCGGCCTTGGCGGCGTGTCGCTCGTTTCGGCCGCCATGCTCGTGCCGCCGAGCGGGTTGCCATCTTCGTCCGTGATGTCCAACTCCACATCGGAGTCCCGGTAACCGAAGAATTGCTTGCCGCCCGGTCCGCTGAAAAACGAGCGGGCAAGGGGCGGGTTGGGGACCTCTGAAAACGGGTAGATGCGCACTTGCGGCAAGCTATCCAGCCATGCGGCGCGCTGGGCGTCCGTCATCGCGCCCCGGCGGAACTCGCGCGCGGGCGGGCGGACAATCTTGAGCACTTCGGCGCCCGCCACTTTGACGTGCGCCTTGATACCCGCCGGGGTGGTTTTCAGCCGGTGGAGCGCCAGCGCCTTCCGGCACACCTCGCGCTTGGTCGCCTCCTGCCAATTGTTATCCCAAAGGTCCACGGAGAGGCCCCACGCGAGATAGGGCAACAAGTCGGCCGGGCATGTGTCGGGATTCCACACGGACGCCACGAGTTCCGTGGGTAGCGGGAAGCGCGCGGCGTTCGCGCCTTCAAGCGCGGCCTCAAGCGGAGTCCGGTTGTTCGGGAGAAGCGCGGGCTCCGTCACCCAACCACCTCACTCGTGATGGTGAGGGAGTCGAGCCACGCGGCGCCTGACTCCCCGGGGTCCACGTCGCCAATGTCAATGGTGACCTCTTCCACGCCGCCAACGGCGGCGGCCGCCATCAGCATGTTAGCATAGACCACGAGCCCGATGCGGTGGCGGTCCGTCGCGTAGGCGCGCACCGCCTTCTCCGCGCTGGCGCGAATGATTGCCGGGTCCGGGCCGCGGCGGACCTTGAGGTTGATGGTGGCCGAATAGTTCGTGATGGACGCGGAGCGGACCGTCACGATGTCCGTGAGTTGGGTGGAGGCGTCATCCTGAAAAGCGGTGTAAACCGCGTCCACAACGGCCGCCGGGACCACGCCGGAGCCGTCGCGGCCCAAGAGCACAACGTCCACTTGGCCGCCCGGCCGCTTGAGCGGTTGCACGTCCTTGAGCGAAGGTGCCGTTTTCAGCGCGAGCGAACGATAGCCGCCGCCGGTGAGTCCGGCATAGGGCAGGGCTTCGGGCGCGAGTTGGATGCGCTGGCGAAGGCTGGCGTCATCTTCCATGATGGCGGGCGCATCGGCCGTCGCCTCCGTGACGGTGAGCCGCTGGACGCCAAAGAAGGCGCCAAGGTGCTCAAGGTCCGCGCCGGTGGCGAAGGCCAGCATGACCGCCCGCGCCGCGTCGTTGATGGCGGCCTTGGTCAATGCCTCGCGGAAGGCGTCCGCTTGCTCAAGGATTGCCGCGGGCTCACTCTCAAGGTTGAGGGTGTCCAGTTCGATTCCGATGGCCGCGAAGCGCGCCTTGAGGTCAACAAGGCGCTCCGTGAGGATTTGCTCATAATCCACGCCCTTGATGACCTCCGGCGAGGGAAGGCGCGAGAGGTCCAGCATGTCAGAGGCAAAGCGAAGGGTCATAGCGAAACACTCACGGTTTTCGGCTCTTGGATGGAGAAGTCGCCAAGGTGGCCGCGCGGGAAATAGATGCCCTCCGCCACGATGCTGAGGTGGCCGTTTTCGGGCTCAGCCATCGTGACGCGAGTCAGGCGGAAGCGGGGCTCCCACTTGTCAATGACCCCGGCGGTGGCCGCATAGAAGTCCACAAGCGTGTGAGCCGAGATTGGCGAGTCCACGAGGCGCGGGAGCCGCGAGCCGATGTCCCGGCGCTCCACCCGCGAGCCAAGGCTCGTGGTGATGAGCACGTTGAGCGATTGCTCAACGTGAGCCCAGCCGTCCAAAAGCTGGCCCGTGATGCGATTCAGTCCGGCCATGGTTGCACTATGCCGCGAGCGCGCAAGCGTGGCGGGCGCGGTTCAATCGCTATGGTTGCGGCGGGCCTGAGACTCCGGCGCCGGGGTCAACGTTCGTGTGCACATGGTCCTTGCCGATGTTGACGCCATCATGCGTGATGGTTCCACCGGAGAAGGCGAAGCCGGAATCGGTGATTTCCAGCTTGCACCCGCCCACTTGAAGCGTGATTTTGGACATGCCGAGCAACAGCCACTCGCCGGAGTCCCGGTCATAGGTGAGTTTGCCGCCGTCCTGAAAAAGCCGAATCCAAAGGCCCGCCTTGTCGCCGGGCGCCGGGTTGTCATCGCAGAAGATACCGGCCGGGAGCACGAGCCCGTTTTGCGTCTCGCCGGAGGCGCTGAGCACGGCAACGCGCTCGCCAACCTCAAGCGGGTGCCAATCGAAGTCATTTTGCGCGCGGAGCCCCGGCATTGGGAGCCACCCGGTGATGAGGTGGCCGTCCTCATCGTCCTCATCCCCGATGAGCACCTTGAGGCGGCGCTTGTCATAGTCGGCCTCGTGGACCTTGCCGAACTCAATGGCGCCAGCGTGGCGCCGCTCCGTATCGGAGGCGGCGAAGCCCGCGATGCCGTGGCGGGTGCGCTCGAATTGGAGCATTAGACCGGCCCGGGCTCGCACACGCCGTCGCACTCGCCCACTTGGGCAACGATGCCGTCCGGCCCCCTTGCATACACCTCGCAAATCTTATTTTCTTCGGAGGTGTCCGTGCGATACGGCCGCCAATAGCTGACCTCATAGAGCATGAGAGCGCCACCAAGCGGCTGGTCAAACGCATCGGACGAGTCGATGTCCGTGGAGGTGAGCCGAAACTCCGCGCTCGGGAGCCCCGGGACCTCAAAATCTTGCTCCATGAGCGTTTCAATGCTTTCCGCGAGCGCGTCCAGCTTATCGTCAACCGCCCACACGCCCATGGCGGTGATTTCCACCGCCAATTCAAGCGTGCGCCTCACGCCGCTGTCAAAGCCGCTCTTCGGATAGTCCTCCGCCTTGATGTGGTCCTTGCGGGCGTAAATGTTGACCATCGGGCCATCTTTGAGGATGGACTCGAAGTTCGCGGGCGCCTCGCGGCTCCGATAGACGCGCGAATCGCCAACCGCCGGGTTGTCATCTTGGATTGTCGGCTCGCTTTCGAGCCCGAAAGCCGCAACCCCGGCCGCAATGCGCGCGGCCGCGAAGTCACGAAGAACGCGCCGTTGGTGCATCACGCCACCTTGAGGATGATGAGGGACATGCCCGTGCCGTCCGGCTGAACATCCCACACGGCATAATCACGGCCGCGGGCCTCCACGAGCGTGCCCGGGCCACTCTTCAAGTTGGGCACGTCGCTCGTGCGGCAACGGAATTGCGGGGAGTTGCCGTTGTTGCTCATGCCGTCCTTGAAGCCCACTTGGGCTTTCGCCAGCGCCACCGGGTTGATGACCGGCCGCGTGTCAAAGATTGCCATGACGGTGTAGGGGTCGCCGGTTGGGGGCTTGACGGTGACCTCTTCCGCGAAGTCATCCGGGTCAAAAAAAACGGCGCGCAAGTCGTCATCTTCAACCATGCGCGCCGTTCCTTTTTACGTTCAAACTGAGTGGCCTTATTCGGCCGCTTCCTTGGCCGCCTTGGCCGCGTCGATTTCCTCCGCAGTCACGTCCGCGAGGCCGGTGATGTCCGCAACGGCTTCCACCGTGGGCTCACCCTCAACCAAGTCCAGCGCCTCAACGATGGTCGCCATGCGCTCATTGACCGCATCGGCGTCCACCTTCTCCGGCTCCGGCGTGGGCGGGGGCGGAGCGGCGTCCTTCGCCGCTTTCTTGCCCTTGGCCGCCTTGGCGGGCGCCGGGGGCTCCGCCTCCGGTGCGTCCGCGGCAACATATTTGGTCGCGTAGCCGAGCCCGATGAGGGCCTTGCCTTCGCTGTCGCTCACCTCAATGTAGGGAAGCGGAGGGCAAGAGCCCTCCGTCCCGATGAGGGTGAGGCTCTTGCCAACCACCTTCATGGTTACGCCACCGTCGCGGACAGAACGGCGTTCGGCCGATACGGCACGAGAAGCGGCGCGCTCTGCATCAGCAGAAGGCGGCGCGACGGGTCCGGCACCGTCCACGATTTGACGAAATACTGGCGGGCCTCAATTCCGGCGTCCAAGTCGCGGATGGCGCCGAAGTGGCGGACACCATCGATTCCCGGCGAGCCGACGAGGACCGTGTTGGCCGGGAGCACCGTCTTAACCGCGCCATCCTCCGGGTCCGTGTAGGAGTTGGAGTAGGTGTAAAGCGCGAGGTCGCCAACGCGGCCAACGTAGCGCGGGCCAGCGCGCGGCTTGACGGTGGGGCCGGTTTCGATGCTGGCGGGCGCGAGTTCACGGCGCCGGATGTCCACAAGCTTGTCAAAGCCCGGGTCCGTTTTCAGCAGCTTCCACGCATCCGTGGTCATGACCGCCATGGTGGGCGCAATGCCCGTGGCGTCCATGACATCTTGCGCCCAATCTTCAAGATTCTGAATCATGAAGTCGGCGCCGTCCACCCACGCCGCGCCGCCCGCGAGAACCTTGCGGAGCGAAGCGTCACGGCCGAAGCTGACAACCTTCTCGGGGTAGCCTTCACCCGAAATAGTGGACTGGCCGAGCGCGAGCACTTCGCCCGCCATGACCTCAAAGCGCCGGTTGAGCATGGTGATTTGCTCGTCCAGCGAAAAGGCAACGCTCGCCTGTAGGCGCTGGGCCGGAGTCAGCGAGCCGCCAATCTTCTCGCCCGGGAGGCGCCGGAACGCCTTGTTGGGGTCGAAAACGCGCTTGTCCTTCGCATAGGCGGGCTTGAACGAGTCCGTTTCATAGCCCTGCTCAGCGATGATGCGGCCTTCCACGAGCGGCGAAACGAACGGCGTAATAAGCTTACGCTGAGTCGTCTTGTCGAAGTAGATGGTTTCCTCAGTGGACTGCGCAACCTCCGGGAAGAAGGTTTCCACGAGCCACTGTGTGTCATCCACGCGCTGGTCAACAACGCGATTGAGGACGGCGGTTTCAAAAAGGTCCATGCTTCAAACTCCCAAGCGCCGTTGCGCGTTAACCGATGACAGAGCGGAAATAGATGTCCTTGGCGCGGAGGGCGTCCTCCACGCTGGCGGCGGTGTGACCCGCGCCGAACGTGACCGCGGCGGGGTTGAACTCGCCCGCAATCGCAATGGCGGCCTCAACGTCCGCGGCAGTGGCATCCACCGGCTCCAACAGGATTGCATCCGGGTCCTCCGAGCCGTCCACGGCGGCCGCGACTGACTTGAGATACTTTCCCGAAGCCGTGATTTTGCCCAACAGCGTGCCGCGGGGGAGGACACCGGCGCCGCTCGCAATGGTGCGCTTGCGGGTTTTGGTGTCCACATCATACAGCTTGTCCGGCGTGTAGGTCCCGGCGTTGTCCACGCCACCGGCGTTGATGTTGTCGAAAGGCGTGCCCATGGTTACTTGCTCCCGGTAGCGGCTGCGGCCGCGGCTACGATTTCATTGGCCAGCTTCTCCGCCTCATCGGCGGCCTCCGGCGCTTCGCCCGAAATGCCCGCCTTGGAGGCGTGGCCTTCGTCGTTTTCCTTGAGGGCCTTGAGGCGCGCCTCTTCGTCGGCCTTGGCCTTGGCCTCTTCGTCGGCCTTGGCCTTGGCTTCGGCCTCAGCGGCCGCCTTGGCTTCGGCTTCGGCCTTGTCGGCCATCTGGACCGCAAACGCGGCCACGCTCACATTGCCGTTGATGGCCGCCGTGAGGTCCGCCGGGCTCGCGCCGTGGGCGGTCGCCAGCTTCGTGAGGGCGGCAACGCGCTCGCGCTCCGCTGCAACGGCCGCGGCGGCGTGGGCGTCACGCTCTTCGGCGGTGAAAGTGGTGTCGGCCATAACTGCCAATGCTCCCGTATGTTGTCCGTGTTGACGCTCACTCGCGGCGAGTTCCGCGAGCACCGCCTCAAAAGAACCGATGGAGTCGGCCAAACCGGCCTCCACCGCTGCTTTCCCAACAAACGTGCCGCCAGCGCCGAACTTTGTAAGGACGGTTTCAGTAGCCACGCCGCGATTGCGGGCCACGGTTTCCACGAACACTTGGGCCATCGCATCAATGGTGGCCTGAATCTGATTCGCGGCCTCTTCCGTGCCGATGTCGGGGTTTTTCTTCGGGGATTGCGAGGAAACGAACCTATAGGACTTCTCACCCGCCTTGGGTGACGCAACGGTGGCGGCCATCTGGACGCCGATGGAGCCGAGCACCGCCGTGGGGCTCACCACAATCTTGTCCGCCGCGCTCGCAATCCAATAGGCGGCCGACGCGCCGGAGCCGTTGACATAGGCGACGATGGGCTTGGTGCCGCGCGCGTCATAAATCGCTTGCGCAAGTTCGTCCGCGCCGCTCACCACACCGCCCGGCGAGTCAATGTTGAGCATGATGCCGCGGATGGCCGGGTCATCAAGCGCCGCCTGAACATCCGCCATCATGATTGAGTAGGACGTAGCGCCGGAAATGGCCGTCATGAGGTTCGCGCGCTTGAAGAGCGCGCCGTTGGCATCAATGATGGCCACGCCGTCACGGACGCGCGCTTGCTGGGCGCGCTCAAGCGACTTGGCCGCATACTTCTCAAGCGCCTCTTCGCTCACCTCGTGCTCGCGCGCGGCAATCTCAAGCACGGTTTCAAGGGCGCGCTCTTCCATCGCCCAAACCGTGCTCATCGCCGCGTTAAGCGCGGTCACGCGCTCACTCTTTTTTGTCCGTGCCATTTGTCAGCCTCCGCCGCTGTCACCGCCGGGGTCCGCCTCCGGCTTGGGAGGCTGGGGTGACGCCGGTTGGATGTTGAGTTCTTCGCGGATGGCGCACTCGCGCCCGCGTTGTTCCTGATTGGCGCGCCAATCGCCGCCGGTGGCCTCAACGGTCACCGACTCAATCGTCTTGACGCCCAAATCAATCCACTTTTCAGCGGCGTTGGCGTCCTTGACGGCATCAAGGACGATTGGCGCCCGGCCAATCCAATCCGAGCCGCCCCACGCGGCGCGCTTGATGGGGTCCTTGAGGTAGCCGGGCGCATCAACGATGCCGCGCACCACGCACTCATAGAGGAACCACTCATAAATGGGCTGGCAAAAGTCCGTGGCCAGCGCGTTGCGCCGGTCCGTGAAGAACTGGCGCGCGGTTTCCAGCGCCGCCTTGCTGGCGGTGTAGCTGGACGAAAAGTGCATGATGAGCACTTCATAGGGGATGCCCAGCGCGATGCCGATTTGGCGGATGACCGCGAGGAAGAACGGGTCAAAGTTCGCGTTCGGCCGGTTCGGGTTGACGGTGGTGATGTCCTCGCCGGGCGCCAGTTCGGCAATCGTGCCCGAGCCGAGTTCCACCTCGCCGGTGCGCACCGCGCATGGGTTGGGGTCCGCGAGCCCGGTGAGGTCGTTGGTCGAGCCGGTTTCGTCGCCTTCGCTCTTGATGAACACCGTGAAGAAGGCGGACACCACGGCGGCCATGAGTTCGGCCTCCGCGTAGCGGTCCAGTTGCTTGAGCGATTCGATGACCGGCGCGAGCATCGGCACACCGCGGCTTTGCGCGATGCGGTCCACGTCCAAGAGGTGGACCATGAGCGGGAGCCCGTAGTCACCAACGGCCGGGATGCGCGCCCAATCTTGGGGCTCAAGCAAGAGTTGGTTTTGGAAGTCGCCCGGGTGCCGGTTGAGGACGTGATAAGCGAGGACCGCGCCATCTTCGTCCAACTCAATGCCGTCGCGGAGGTAGTAATCGTTTTGCCTGTCAATCGGCGTGCAAACCCGGTCCGCCTCAAGCAACTGGACGCATAGCGCGAGGAAGCTTGTGCCTTCCTTGTAGCGCCGGAGCGCGAACACGTCGCCCGAATCCCAAGCGCTCGTGAAGGCAACCGCCTGTTGCTGATAGAAGTTGAGGCGCCGGGCCACGTCCGCGTTCTTGGACTTGGCCCAAAGGTGGAAGAGCGTTTCCGTGCGGCGCTCCCACACCTCCGCCGCCTCTTCGCTGAGCCCCAGCAACTCGCGGTCCACCTTGGAGCGGAGCCGGATGCCCGAGCCCACAATGTTCGTCTTGGACGTGCCGCGTGCGCCGCGAGCAATCGGGGTGTTGCGGCCCAAATCGCGCGAGCGGGCGCGGAGGGTTTGGAGGTCCCCGATGGAGTCGGAGTCCGCCGAGCCCGCGAAGGGATTGAACTTGCGGAGGCTCGTTTTGTCCGTGCGCGCGCCGGTGAATTGCCCGGCGAAGTTCACGAGGAAGCGGTTGCGATACATAGCCGCGGCGCGGGCCGGGGCAAACAGCCCAACGGCGCGCTCCGTGAGCGTCATCTTGCTAAGGCTTTTCGGCACAACGTCCGTCACGGTGATGCTCACAGAGGCACCACCCGCGTGAAGCGAGTGCCGCCGCGCTGGCGCCGGGCAACTTTGGCCTCAAGGCGCTTGCGCTCGGGATACATCCACCTGAGGTCCCCGCGCTGCATTTCGCGGTCCGCAATCTTGTAGCGTTGCGACTTCTCCGCCGCCGCAATCGCGTTGTTCAATTGAACAAGCTGCGATTCCGGCGTCATGGCCGCGAGGGCGGCCGCTACATCGGCGGGAACGTCACTTGGATAGGCCATTGCGCCACCATGCGGTGGCTCGGGCTAGGGGTCAGGGTTGGTTGGGTGGCCTTGGGGTGGATGCCCGGCGTGGATTCGAACCACGGTTAACAGCTTCAAAGGCCGCTGTCCTACCGCTAGACGAACGGGCAATTTGGCGGTTTTAGAAGGCCACACGTTCAAGGGCGGTGTTCGTCACGATGCCGGGCAAGGCGCGAAGCAAGGCCGCATCTTTCGGGTCAATGACGATGCCCGCATAATCCTCGCCAAGTCGATTTGCGAACGGCGTTTCCGGCCACGGGTCCACGGCTACAGTTCCAAAGCGCTTTGCCACCCAAAGGCGTCCGCGGCCGTTGCGTCCATGGCGACTCTCATATTCTTCGCGGAGATACTTAGGCCAACCCGCGCGGCTCGTGATGGCTTCGCAATCCCATTGGCTGGTCCACCAAATTAGCGGCTCCATCACACCCGCACCTCGCCGCGCGGATAGCCCGGCAAAATCACGTCATCCATCGTGTGCGGCCGCGCGCCGTTGAGCATCATGCGGAGGGCCACCTCCGCCGTCGAACTCACCGGGCTCTTGCCGCTTTCCCACTTGGCAACATGCTCGCCGCCATATTTGTGCGAGAGGGCGAGCGCCCGGCCAAGCTCTTGCTTGGTGATTGGGCGGCCCAGCCCCCAAATCTCGCCCAGCCGCACACGCACATCCGCAATGTTGAGCGGCGTGGAGGCGTCCGGGACCTTATGTGATGTGCGTGCCATCGTGCGAATCCTTTCGCGGTCAATATCCGTTAAATTGCCGGGTTTCAAGCGCTCGCTCCCCGGGAAATCGTGCGCCGTCCTTTCCGGGCCACAGTGGGCGCCGGGAGCGGTTCCGGCGAGCGCCGCCGGGCCTCAGCTTGGGCGTTGAGCGCGATGAGCCGAGCCCGGATGTCCACCGGCGTGCTCTTGAGCGCCGCATAGGAATAGACACAGTTATCCCACGGCTCGTTGCGCTTGCCGTCCGGGCAATGCCACTCCTTGACCGGCCGCCCGAACTTATACTTGGTCACCGCCTTCTCCACGGTGAGCCCGTCAAAGTAGGCGTGGTCATACACGTCCAGCTTGGGAAAGTGGCAATAGCCCGGGGCGCCCACGGCCGGGTCATCGGCCGTGATGAGAAGGCGCGCTTGCATCACGCTCTTGGCTTGGTCCACGCCGATGATGAACACGTCTGTTTTCTTGGCCACGTTGCGCGTGGCCTTCTTCGGCCAAATCGGCTTGTTCGGCCCGGCGATGCCCTTGATTGCGAACACCCGCCGGTGGAAGCGCGGGCGGCAAAAATCATAGACGGCTTGCGTGTGGTGGCCGCCGGAGTCGATGCACGAAGCCTCCACCTTGAGCGTGGCGCCGGTGGGGTGCGGGAAGGTGCGCAAGAGCACCGCGTCCAGCGCCTCCCAATAGCCGGGCGTGCTCGGGTCCGCGTAGTGCACCACATAGTCCAGTGACCACCGCTCTTCATGCGCGCCCCAGCCTACGAGTTCGCACTCAAAGCGGTTGTCTTGGATGTCCACCGCGGCCACCACCATGCCCACCTTCGCCGGGAGCATTTCGGGCGTGTAATTCTCGCGGCGGCCGAAGAGCGTGGCCGGGTCCACCCGCTCGCCGCCGTCCTCCCACGTTTCGGCAAGCACGGTGTTCACCCACGTCTTGAGCCGGTCCGGGAAAGGCTTGGCCTCTAGGAACTCTTTGACGATGCGATGGAGCGGCACGCGCTTCGACGCCAATTGCGAGGCGTGGAAGCTGGCGTGGCCCTTGAACTCTTTGGTGGCAACCCACCCGCCGTCCGGTAGCTTGCCCGCCTCCGTGATGGCCGCCAGCCGCTCGCTTTCCGTCCACGGCTTGCCGCACCCGAACTCGCCGGTGTGTGGGTCCGTCGCGTCCGCTTGGCACTCATAATGGGCGGTGTCGGGGTCCGCTTCGCCATCCTCGCCGGTGCGCCACTTCACGCCCTTCCAAACGAGCACTTGCCGGACGCCGCAATGCGGGCACGGCACATAGAACTTGCGCTGGTCACCCTCTTCATAGCTGGCCTCAATGCGGCTTTCGCCCTTGATGGTGGGCGTGCTCACCAAGCCAACCTTGCGGTTCCAAAAGGTGGTGGTGCGCTTCTCCGCGAGCCCTACCGGGTCGCCTTCCTTGCCCGCGCTCGCCGGGAAGCGGTCCACCTCATCGCAAAGCACAATCCGAATCGGGCGCGAGGCCAGTGACGCCGGTGCGTTCGCGCCGGTCATGTTCAGGCGGCCGCCGGGGAACGCCTTTTGGAGGATGGTGTCATTGGAGTCCCGGCTCTTGTTGGAGAAGATTTCCGTGAGCACGGGCGTGTCCCGAATCATCGGCGCCACGCGGTCCTTGGAGAAGGCTTCGGCCATTTCCACGGTGGGTTGGACCATGAGGATTGGCGCCGGGTCCCCGTGGATGAAGTAACCGGCCGTATTGAGTAGCGCCTCCGTCTTGAGAATCTGAGCGGCGCACATGGCCGTCACCTTCTCAACCATGGGGTCACTAAAGGCGTCCATGACGCCCTTGGCCATCGGCTCTTTGGACGTTTTCCACTTGCCCGGGAGCGCCGCGGACTCGGCGGAGAGGAAGCGGAACGTGTCCGCCCATTGCGAGACGGTGGTTTTGGGCGGCGGCATGTAAGCGCGCGCCAGCCCGCGCAACACGGCGGCCCTCAGCGCCTCGCGCTGGGGCTCCCGGATGCGCTCAACAACGGCATAGGCTTTAGGGGGCGCCAGAGTCGTCATCTTCGGCCTCTTCCACGGCCGTTTCGGGCTCCGCGGCCACCTCCGGCCCCGGCGCCCACGAACGAATCTCCGTCAACGCCTCCAACACGGTCGATTCCACGTCCGCGAGCAAGTCCTCGCCCGCCTTGCGGTCCTCCGCGAGGTAGGTGAGCACCTTGGGGCGCAATTCATTGGGGATGGTGAGCAAGCGAGCCCGGACACGGGCATGTTCTTCGGCCACCACGCCCGCAACTTCGGAAATCGGGACCAAAATGCCCGCTTCCTTGGCCACTTGGACTTCGGCCTTGTCGGCTTGCGCAATCATCTTGCGCCGTTCGGCCTCTTCAATGGTTTCCGGGCCGCCGTCATCCTCTTCGCCGCCCGGTTTGGCACGATTCGAGCGCTTGTCCTTGAGGCTCAGCTTGTTGGCGGCCATCCACTCAATGGCCTCGCGCGTTTCAAACTCCCATTCGGCGCTCTTGGAGCCCTCGCGGGTGAACGGCATGCCTTGGCCAATCCAAGCGGTGACCGTGGGCATGCTGATTCCGAGGATGTCCGCCAGTTGGCGGCGATTTACGCGCACGGGCGGGCCATCAATCCGCGGACGGTGGCCTCAAGGCCCTCCAAAGTGCGGTCATTGACCAACGCGAGGTCGGCCGGAGCGTCCAGTTGCTCGCTAACGTGGCCGCCAGCCTTGAGGCCGGGGCGCTCAATGCGCCAAATCTCGCCGCCGCGGCGCCGGATGAGGTCCACTTCGTTCGGGAAGCGCACGTCATCCACCACCACGCGGTCAAAGCGGTCCGCTTGGGCGGCCCAAAGCCGGAGCCAAATGTCCTTCTGGACGCAATCCCGGCCCCACTCCGTGCCAAGGGTGACCATGAGGTGGCGCGCGGTGACGCCCAACTCGGGGATGAGCGCTTCCTTGAGGTCGCCCTCAAGCATGCGCTCGCGGTCATCTTCGCAGAAACCGGCGTCCGCGAGCATCGTGCGGAGCATATTCTTGAGAGGGCCAGCGAACTTGACGCGGGTGAAGCCGAACTCGGAGGTGAGGACGTTGGCGACTACGCTTTTCCCGGAACCGGCGAGCCCGGTGAGGCCAATGAGCATGGATTTTCCTCAATTTGCTAGGTGGACACACGCCCAATGCCCGTTTTTTTGCCGGTTTTCGGGGCTGTTACGGTAGCCCCGGCGATTTTCCCCTTAGAAACAACCTTGGAAAAAAAGTTCACACCTAGGGGGGTTCCGGGGTTCGCGCGTTACCCGCATGGGTGGCGGCCGTGGGAGGACCCAACTGTTTGATTTCACACGGTTTTCGCGGCCGCCCGGTCACCATCCCGTGGTCAGCACACCCGGCATGATGCCGGGCATGGTTGCACTATATCATAAGGACAGCTTATGGACTCGGGACGGTCAGGCGCTCGCCGCCCACTTCAACAGCAAGCGCTCATAGATGGGTGGGAACTCCCGTTGCGCCACGGCGTCCACGATGGTCAGTGCATCCAGTTCGGGCTTGCCGTGCTTGGCGCCGTCCTGAATCACGCCGAGCAATTGGAGTGGCGTGCGTCCCCTCCCGGTCCGGCGGGCAAGGAATGTCTTGCCTCCACTCCTGAGAATGAACGGCTTGCGTTTGGTGTCTTGCATGCGGGCCAGTGCCCGGCGCTCCCGGGTGTGGGTGGGCGCTTCGCCAATGGCCTGATAGATGGGGATGAAGAGCCGCCCTTCCTTGGGCTCATCAATGCCCTTGATGTGGCGGCCCATGTAGCGGTCCAGCGTGCCCACTTGGGCGTTGAGGTTGCCCGGGGTTGCCGCCCTCATGCGCACGCCGCGGTCAATCCACGAGTTGCGATGGTGGAAGATGGATTGGCCAGCCACCCACGCGGGGACGGCGCGCTCGGCGGTGAACGTGAGGGCCTTGGCGGCCGTCATGCGCGATGCCCCGGCCAAGAGGCGAAGCTTGGCAAGGCTTTTTGCGTCCAGCGCGACCGTGAGTTCGGCGGGCATCGCTAGACCCCGGACGCGGCCAACTCGGCGTCCACGATGGCGCCCACCTTGGCCACGGCTTCAGCTTCGGTTTCAGCCTCAACCACGTCCACCGTGAAGCCCAGCGCCTCTAGGAGCGGGATGCGTTCCTTTTGCGATTGCTTGAGCCTTCCGTCCTTCGCCTTGAGTTCCACGAAGCGGAGGCGGGCCAAGTCGAAGTAAAGCCGGAGGTCCGGCTCACCGGCCTTGGAGCCCGTGG